TGACATCCCTTGGAGTCGGACTGACTACAAGCGCATCTCGGACAGAGGTGCAAAAGAGTTCGTTCTCAGACGAGAGCGAAGAAACGCAATCTTTGACAGATTGCTCATCCAATCTAAGTTCGGCGCTTTAACGCAAACGAGCATTTTGGTAGGTCTCGATAGGACCTTTAACGTTGTTAACATCAGCGATGATAGCAACGCCCATACGGTATTCAGCAAATCGCTGATTACGCATGGTTGCAAGAGAGAACTTCTCGCCCGATACTTCGTCTTGCCTAAGGCAGACTACCAAAAGACCGAGCAGGCCTTCCAATCCTTCACTAGTGGCATAATGCTAGCAGTGAGAGATGTTGATGATCATGAACTGCTCCACGCAGTCTGGGTCCTCAAACGATGGTGTTTCCAAGTTGGATCCACTACTGACGGTTCTGATACCGTTTGCAGATATTTAAAATATCTGGTTAAGTGCTGCCAGTCGCTCTTTCTGAGCGTTCCTATCCCAGACCGGGAGGCAGGTTTTCCCACTGTGAGTATTTTTCACATGGTCTCTTTCTTAAAGTTCATCGGAACTATGATGGATAGAGGTTTCAGAACCGAGGTTCTGAGCAAGCGAACAGCGTTCATCCTTGCACAAATCGCCCAGGTCGGGCGAGCCGGACCGTACCCAAATCATGGTATGGTCAAAGAAATGGTTATGAAGACCATCGCCTTGGTAGCTGACAAGCCGCCGGCGTTGCCTGAAAGAGCTCTGAAGGACCACCGAGGTGGACTCCAGAAGATCTTTGAGAGGTTGAATGAACCATCCGATCGGACGGTTCACGTATCCCTGTCGGGATCGGGCTGTCTGGAACAATCGAGACCAGACGGCGGCAAGGGAGCATTTATGGCTCAACTTGCGCGCGACATCTGTAATGTTGCGGTCAAGATCGAGGATCTCAAGCAAATCATGGGACTCCACGATTGCTTCGGAGAACAGGTCGTTCTCATGGACTGCGCAGCCTACGCAGTAAGAAAAATCAACGAAGATCAAAGGATCTTATGGGGAGATTTGTTATATACTCCATTCGTTGAGCTCGTGAGAAGGAATCTCACGGAAGAGCAGGTTCCATTTGGACTTGCAAAGGTTTTGATGCTAGCTGCATCAAAGGATATACAGAAGTTTGGACACTATCTGTATACGGCGCACGTAAATGCGCTAAGTCTTCCTTTATTTAAGGAAGCTAAGGGAAACCGATTTATACCAAGTATAAATGCGATCCCTGTTAAGGCCTCGATATCTGTCGAGGCTGCCTTGAAGTCACGACTTGTGACATCAAATCCAGGGGCATACGTCCAGCTAGGACAGCCCATTAACCACTACATGAGGCAGTGGCTTTCGAAGGACCCTTTTTGCAGGGTTGGATTCGAAGAAGGAGATAAGCTCTGGGAGCTTCTCAAGTCTTATGGCAGATATGCCGATAAGGGAATGTTCGAGCGAGACCGCAAGAACGGAACGAGTGTTGACTTCACTGTCTATAAACTCTAATCGCTTAAGCGATAACATACAATGGCTTGATTGCCAAACCAGTTGTAATGACTGACCGACATCGTCGGTGGACACAACGATTGTTGTGTAGACTCATTCTTGATTAGAATAACTACTAGCGCGACCCCTTGGTGCGCCGTGGCAGAACGCTTCGGTGAAGCATCGTGTCGGTACCTAGTAGCATGGTCTATCTTGTATCCTGTCTGGA